TCCAACGAACAATTCCATCTTCTGCAATATACCAAGAGGTTTTTATGTTTTCTAGTTCTAACAATGTACGTGTTTTCATAATTAGATGATTACGTGCCTTTGTCCAGAAGCAAGGGTGATAGTCACGCCGCTTGCAATAGTAAGTGGGCCAACAGTGAAACCATTCTGGCCTGTGGCAATCGTTCCACTTGCAGTTGCGGTGTCCGCATTCAGAAGCACCGCGCCAACACCACCACCAATAGCATTCGCCGTAAATTCTGCGGGGTAGGTGACAAACACATCTTTCGTACCTGCGCTGAAGTTAACCAACGCTCCTGCGTTGCTGGATGAAATAACTGCGGTTCTTGCAAGCGTTGTACCGGATGCGGTGTATGTGCCAATCCCAACTTCCCACTCTGAGCCAGTCTGCCCGGCAATCGTGTAGTAGGTGGTGTTAGCGTCACCAATGGCTGAAAAAGACTGATACCCAGTCGATGCGCCAAGCAGAGTCACTGTTACCGTACCCGTCGTGGTGGTCGTCTCTTTAACTCGGTCTGCAAGTACGAAAGCCATGTGTATCCTTATTCCGTTTCAACCAACGTCCAGTCAGGTGTTTCTGCATTGTTCACCAACGTCCAGCCAGCAGTTTGAGAATTGTTGACATTTTGCCAGTTTGCGGTCTGACTGTCATCTACCAACTTCCAGTAGATAGCAATCACATTTCCAACTGTGCCTGTGGCCTGAACTCCAGACAAAGCAATAAGCGGGGCTGGGACTGCCGTACCTACTACCCCAACAGCGCCAACGCCGCTCAAGCCTATTTCTGTCTCACCGCGAGCAACCGTGCCAACCGCGCCTGCTGCCACAACCCCAGTCAAAGCAACTGAAATTACGGGTTCTACCGTACCAACTGACCCTATAGCCTCGTCGCCAAATGTCGCGTCCGACTCGTTGTAGATCATCGTTCCGGCAAAACCGAAAGCCTCTACACCAGACAGGGCAACCTCTACGCCACCGTTAGTTATTGTCCCAACCGCGCCGGAAGCAGCCACACCAGACAAGGCAATTGTTGGCGCTGCTGTGGGCGTACCGACTTCACCGTTGGCGTGGACTCCGGCTATTAACGGAAAGTTGGTTTCGTTTACATCACCAATGTCTGGGTGGCACAAAACGCCTGTCAGAGCAACAGAGATGCTTTGTACAACCGTCCCAACACTGCCCGATGCTTCTACGCCTGTTACTGCCACAGAACCTGAAACAACGACTGTTCCAACACTGCCTGTGGCCTCAACGCCTGTCAGGGCGAATTCTTTACCCGCTACAACTGTTCCAACATTCCCGGTCGCGGCTACGCCCGTCAGGGCAACGACGACTACATTTTCGCCAAGAGCGGCATAAGGTGACTGGGCGTATGCGGATATACCAAACATGGTCTACGGCCTGCGCCGCCTCCGCTTAAGTTGTAGCCAGACGCAACAATGCTGTTGTGGTTGTGTTTGCAGGCATTGTCAAAGTGAAAGTACCCGCCGTGATGGTCTGTGAACCAAACGTGTGAACACTCACCGCCTTGTTACTCTGTGAAGAGTTGTAGATCAACACTGCATCAAACGCTGTGGTCAAAGTCACTGAGGTGTAAATCAAACTGGCAGAAGGCGTAAAAAAGGCTACCCCAGCAGTTGCTGATGCGTTGGTTGCAGTTGGTGGCGTGGCGTTTGTTACAACTATGCCCCCAGCAGAGTATCCAGCACCGGACACTTCACCAGACACTGTGTAAACTGTGGTTGATGCGTTAATGGTGGCGGAAGCCAAGTACAACGCAGCTTTGAAGGTGTCGGCGGTAGAAGCCGCACGAATGGGCGAAACGCCAAAGTTATGGGTTGCTGTCAGTAACTCGCCCATGAACGAAGTTGTCATTGATTGGGTATTTGCCATAATATTTCCTTAAAAAGAAGCTGCCTCGCCACCAACAAACGCGGGTGACTTTTTCAAAGTTACATGCGCGGAACGGTGAACAAGTTCTCCGTCCAACCAGTACTCAACCCATGTGGTGAGTTCGTTGTCATTATCGACTGTACCCTCTTGCTTTACAAGCAGAGAATCGTCCATTTCGCCTTTGGTTGTGGTTACAAGTGCCATTACACGATCCTTATAAGTGCTGACGTGCTTGTGTTTGCGGGCATCGTCACGGTGAATGAAGTGGTTGATGTTTTGTTGTTGCCAAAATCAAGTACACAGACTGCGCCATTGTCGCCTGCTTTGTAGATCAACGCGCCACGGGCCGTGATTGCACCTGTCCATGACGGAGAAGTAAAGGTGACGTAAGTCACACTGCCTGAAGCTGTGGTTTGAGATGACACAGTGGGGGTGACAATCTCTCCGCCAGCCACGTAGTTTCCGCCTGATGCTTCACCTGTGACTGTATACGCCGTGGTGGTTTCGTCCAATGTTGCATCGTTGGTATACAGAGCCAATCGGAATGTATCCGAGGTCAAGTTGATTGCCCCGTTTGCCAGCCCAGTCCGCAACGTATTGCAAGAAAAATTTCCTGTGAAAGCCATCAACGCACCCCATTATTCTGAGGTAACGGTGCTTCCCTGTACTGGCCGCTACGGTACGCATCGCTGCGCTCCAGACCATCACCCAGACGTTTGGCCAACGCAAGTGCCTCTTTGTACTTGGCATCGTACCCAGTGATGATGTCAACTTCACCTTTCATAAAGGTGTAAGCCTCTACCAAGGAGCCATACAAAAGCACGGAATCAAAGTTGTCACCAAGCCATGTAGTTACCGCTGTGGTAATTGACTCTGGGTAATAGTAGTAATGCAACTCAACGTAATACGCGGCATCTGGTGTTGGGCCAAGAATAAGAGACAGCTCGTTTGTAATTGATGAACTGATAATTGTTGGGCCAAACAGCGCGTAATATTTTGGCTCGCCCGTGTCGTTGGGGCTTGGATACGCCTGACGGATGAAGTTCACATCCTTGTTGAGCAAGTACTCAAACGTGCCTGTATCCAAGTTTCCACCAACAACGCCTGTCACCAAAGCCAACGAATAAGTAGAAAGAAAATCGTTTGGCAAAGATATGTACTTGTTGTTTGCAGTGATTGCGGTGTATTGATTTTTACGCAGGGACGGAAACTGAACCGAGTTGTAAATGCGCTGCTCAGCTTGCTGAATGAACCGATTGATCTGAGTAGTTGAACTCTCAGTCGATCCATCAGCAAGGTATACAGGGGGAAACTGGTTCTCCGTGTAAGACTGAATCGCAGTTACAAGCTGGCTGTAGTTCATGCCATTGGGCCTCTTGCCATCAAGCCTTTAGTAGCCGCGCCTGTGCCACGAACTTTAATGCCGCTGGTTTTAACTTGCTCATCGCCAGCCGCTTTGCTGATGTTGCCAACGCTCATGTTGACCGTGTCGGCTTTGCTTCGGTTTGGCAATTTGCCGGGGTTACCCTCGACGTTGACAACTTTACCAGACATAGTGTGTGGTTGTGCATAGACGCTGGCAGGGCCAACCTCTTTACCATCTCGTTTCATGCTGAATTTAGCCATTATTTGCCCCGTTGATTTGCAACTTTAGCCATACCACGACCCAAGTTCTTCATCATCTCATTGGTCTTGCCACCTTTGGCCAATTTGGTCATAGGCTTGCCGGGGTGCAGTCTTTTCTCGTGCTTGTGCACTGCACCAGCAATCATCTTTTTGTCTTGCTTTAAATCTTTCTTGTCCATGATCGACTCCTTATGTCGTTGTTACCGTTACTGTACCAAGTTCTACCGCTAAAACCAAGTAATTTGGCGTTAGCACCGCATCAAAACCCGAAGAACCGCCAACTGGGTTCCATCCCCATTGGAAAACTCGACTACCGCCGCCCACAATACCCTGTGCATCTATGTCGGGACTGTTGGTCAAGACAATTTGCAAACCTGTGCGACCAGACAACCGGTAGCTCAAGTCTGGCCGTGGATCGCGCACGCCTTGCGGGTCGTCTACTGGGTACATACCCAACTGAAGCTGCGGCTGATCTGGATCCCAGCACTGAGGGCACACTTTCAAGTCGTATGTCTTGGTTTTGACAACGAGCTTTTTGAGTAGCGTCAGTTTGTACCCAAAGCCACATCGGTCGCATATGGCAATTGAGTTTTTGCCACTGGAAAACCGATTACCCATCAGCTGCCCCCAATGAACATCTGTCTAGGCACGAGGCGCAACGCGGCGCGTTCTTGATCTTCGTCAGCCGCTGTCATCCATGCCTCGTCATACTGCGCTTTCAACACTTGCAGCCTGTCCATACCACCCGGCACCTTTAAAGCGACGTAGTAGGCCAATCCAGCCACCATACAGGGCACAAAACGGAACGGCACGTCCATGACATTCACACCACCGCCAGCATCCTGCACGCGACGCATGCGCCAGTACACGAACTGATAAGTCTGGGAGCCGTCTGGTGTTGGCCAAACAGTCACTCTGGGGGTGTTGTTGACGTAAATCTTGGCTGTTGCGCTGGCAGTGTGCGCGGCTGCGGTTGTGCCGTTCTGTCCACGGAAGCAATTACTCAGGGTGTTGCCGTCAATGTAGTTGTAGAAGATGGTTTCGCTGTCAAGGTTGATGTACCCGATAGCAGGCAAGCCAACTACGTTGGACAAAACAATCGTGTCAGCGGTAGCGTTGATGCTTGTAGCCAGCACCGCAGAAGTCGGGCTTATCTGGCCGTCCAGACGCTGATACCAGACCTGAATGGGTCTGGCTTGGGTGATTTTGTTGGGGATCGTAGCGTAGGTGGACACGCTGATGCGTGTAATTGTCAAATCAGACTGGGTGGAGGATACATTTGCGTCGGTTCGGATCACATGATCCAGCAAATCTACCGTGTCTGTGGGAATTGCGTAGGTGTTCAACCCTTGTTCAAAAATAATGGTGCCCTGCTCGAACGTCCACATGTTGATGCCACGGTTTGCCCAGTCAGCAAACAATAAGTTAAGCGATCTACGGGCCGTTTTAAGGTCATACCCAGTGCGCAACTCTGAACCAGCACGCTCAAAAGCTTCCTCTACCAGTTCGGTGAGGTCTAAATTAAAGCCTGACTGTCCAGAAGTTGTTGCCATTATCTAAATCCCGCCGTTTTCTTTGCCACCTTGGGCGGTTGCTTTACGAACTGCTTCCCTTTAGCTTTGCCAGCACGTTTTGCACGTGTTGTCGCAGCGTACTCAGAAGGGCTGAGACTTTTGATTGCAGCTTCAGGAAGGTATCTTTCACCTGTGTCAGAAGATTTTTTGCCACTTTTGGTTCTCCACTTTTGGTCACCCCAGTTTTTCAAGGACTGTTGCGGCGCTTTCAATCTTTGTACCCCCCGCCAGCAGCCTTGTACTTCTTGGCCACCAACTGGGCTTTTCTTGCTGACCACTGACCTGCGCCAGTGCCGTGAGTTGCCGCCGCCTTGACCTGCGACACAATTCGTTTGCGCAAACTGGGTTTGGTGTAATTTCCAGCCGCGTTCACTTTCCCACCCTCTTTGTACTGGGTGAAATCGGTATCGTCCCGACGGGCTTTTTTCTTCCCGCCGGGCATTTTGGAGGGGTTGATGTCCCCCATACCACGGCTGGACATCATCTCAGCACATCTTTCCGCCGGACTTCATGGCGATCATTTTGCCTCGGGTTTTGCCTTGGGACTCGATACCACCGCCTTTAGCGTAAGCCATACCGCCTTTGGCCATTTTCTTCATACCATCTTTGGCAGTGTCCATGCCTTTTTTCATCACAGGTTTGCCCATCTTAGAAGGCATCTCTGATTTTTTACCTTTTGCCATCTCTTTTTTCTTGGCAATCATTTCCATGAAAGGGTTTGCTTTAGCCATATCACCACCTCTTTTAAAAGTTTTGCCTTTATCGGCGTTTGAAAAATCCTTGCCCACGGACTGTGGGACTCCCACCTTCTTGGCAAACGATGGGTTGTTGGCCACCGCCGCCATGAATTTATGTTGTTTCTTACTTGTGCTTGGCATACTTAGCCACCACGTTTTTAACAGTTTCAGTTTCCCAGATGCGGATAATCATCCACACAATGGTCAATATTCCACCAACAAGGGCTACGACGGGAGTCATCCAGCCCATGAAACCACCGAGTCCAACAACCACAGCAGCGCCATCGGTCATTGTTTTTATGTCGTTGTTCATACAAACCTACCTTTTGTTTTGCCTTTGACAGCACAGCCATCTGCACGGGCAGAAGCCGAACCACCCTTGGCATAATTCTTTGAAGGAATTTTTACTCCCGAATTGGGCTTACTGCGCTGCGCAGGAGGGGGTGTACGTGCTTCAGGTTTTTCACCCATATAAGGTAGCTGCTGAATTGGTACTTTGAACTGCGGAGTATCTGATTTAGCCATGATGTTTCCTTAACACTTCCATCTTGCTAGAGAAGCCGCCTTGCGGGTGGGCTTGCCTTTTTCATCTTTCATCGGGCCGGGCATACCAGACATACGAGCGCAGAATGACTTCTTACGTGCGCCGCCTTGTGGTTGCGGAGCCTTCAGGTTGCTTCCTGTTGCTGCGTTGTACTTGGCGCGGCCTTTGGCAGTCAGTCCCGCCCCCTGCTTAACAGGGAGCTTCTCACCACGACCAACAGCGAGGGAGGGGCCTTTTTTCTTAGCCATAGAACACCGTGATTTTTGCGGTTGCAGGTAGCGTTACATGAATGCTCGTGTCGAACAAAATGCCTTCGCCGGGAACAGGTAGCGTGATTGGTTGTGTGCCAGTGCCAATATTAAATTGCAGGCGAATCGTGCCGGAAGCACCTCCGTCTCGAAAAATAACATCCCCCGCTGTTCCGCCAGAAATGCAATGGTATGCCTTGAGGCGGTTGCGCCCAGATACCATTGTGCCTGTAGCCTCTGTGTGCGCGGATTTAACGTCTGTCTGCATCATGATAATTGCTCCGTTTCCGGTTCTGGGGCTTCTAGCCTGTTTATGAGCATCTTGTACGCTTGGATCGTGGCCTGAGCTTGAATTAAAAAGGCGTTTGCCTTAGTCGCTTCAGTCTCAAGGTCACGAATCTCAGTCTCCAAGAATTCCTTGGTAATCTGCATTATGCAAAGGTCGAGTACGCAGGAACGTAGTACACAGTGCCGCCAATCATCACTTTGATTGCTTTGGCTACAGTAGTAACGCTGGTTGCTGTAGGAGCAATCGTAGCGGCGGGGGCTGTTTCAATGTTCATCAACAAAGGAACTTCACCAGTGTTTGCGCCGCTGTCAGTCACGCGAATAAACGAAGCTGTGCCGGGCAAAGTAGCGTTAACAGAATAATCTGTGTCCAACTGGAGAACAGCCAAAGTACCGCCGGGGGAAGCAGCAGAGCCGCCCAAGGTTGCACGGATTGCATTTGCCGCACCGGAAATTGTGCCGGTAGTGTTGATTGAAGTGGAGATGTGTGCGCCGTTGATTGTGCCGCCTGTAGCTGCACCAGCACCTGTGACTCGTGTCAATGCGCGAATAGTTTCGCCAGAACCAGTGGAAGTAAATTCCAAACGGTTATACGACAAACGTGTATCACCCGTAGCGGCTGAAGTCGTAGCGTAAAACTCGGATACGTTGCCAGCAGTGGTTTCAACAATAGGGCTAGCGGCTGTACCGCCGATAAAACCATTAAGAGAAGAGACTGGGCCGGAGAATGTGGTTAATGCCATGATTTTTTCCTTACATGCAAGTTAGGCGTATCTGTCTGCATGTCGTCAGCCGGGACTGTCAGATACACCGGAAAGCCCGGAATGATTGCAATATACATCAAAAGAAAAGGGGGCACAAGGCCCCCTTAACTTATCAGGTTGAACCGGGTGAGCCAAAGACTCCCAATGGATCAGACCAGCCGAATGAATAACGCTCACGAGCCTTGTAACGAACGTTACCAGTATCGAAGTCGCCATCCATCTTGTTTTCCAGAGGCATACGCTCAAAGTGCTTCAGGCCATTGGGCACGTCAGTGCACAAGAACCAACCGTTGTTGTCGGTCAAGAAGTGATTGATTGCATAACCTTCAGGGATTGAACCGTTGTTCTTCAACGCGTTGATGTCGTTGTCAGCAGTGCCAACGCGGAGGTTGGTTTCTAGCAAACGAGTTGCAACGAATTGCAGAGCAGGCGGAATAATCAGCTTGCGGGGTTTAGCAGCGATCAACAGACCACGCTCATCAGTCCAAGCGGCGATTTGAATAACTGCATTTTCCAATGAAGTTTCGTTCAAGTCAGAGTTGGTAGAGGGACGATTGCTGTTGGTGCCACCAGAAACCAAGGGGTGTGCTGTGCTGAACAAAGCAACGCCGTCGCCACCGGGATAAGCGGTAGAGAAGCCGTTGTTCAAAACAGAAGCTGCCTTGACTTGTTTGGTGTACGCCATTGCACGGGCCAAAGCTTTGGTGTAGCGAGCAGACAAGCTGTCGTACAAGTTATCTTCAATCGCTTCTTCAGTGATTGAGAAACCCAAGGCGATGGTTTCGTGGTTGTAGCGTGCTGTGAACGCTTCTTGTGCATTGTCATAAGCAATGGCAGAGCCTTCATTCTTGACTGGAGCAGCGGAGAAACCAGCAAGCTTGGTCTCTTCTTCAAAGCTACGCTCTGATTTCTCAGTTTCGTAGATTTCTTTGTGCTCTTCGCCGTAGCGTGAATACTCCATACCAAACAATGCGTTCAGACCGGGTAACAGTTCTTTGAGTAGTTGTGCGCGTGAAATAGCCATGATTTAGTTCCTTATGCGCCAGTGGCAGAGTAGTAACCGTGCAAACCTTGGTTCAACTTAACCAAAATTTCGGGGTACTGAGTGAAAACCACAGTCGATGTGTAAACACCAGAATTCAATGTGAATGTGGCGGCTTGGTTTAGCACAACAGAAGTTGCGCCTGCGGCGGCTGCGGTATCCACAAAAGAACCTGTCTGCGCAACTTGACCGTTTGTGGTCAACACAGAAACGTCCGTACCAACTGGCAATGCGAAAGGCAACGCACTCACAGTCAAGGTAGTTGTACCTGAACTGAAAGTAGCTGTACCCAACGAAACTGCTGTATCTGTAACCAAACCAACCATACGCAAAGGCAGAGTGGTAGTTACAGGGGTGTTGGTTGGAGCTAAAACAGCGTTAGCAGAATTGCCGGTATTTGTGTTGCCGGTGTTGTTAATGGCTGACAGGTTAGTGCCAATCATCGCCATAGCGCCAGAAGCAACAGTAGTACCAGAAGAACACACAACCGCCTTGAACACAGCATCGGGATCGTCCAACACATAGGCTTGGCAATCACCGGCTGCGGTGCTTGCTGGCCAGTATTGGCTGAACTGCTTTTGCTTTGTTACGGGGTTAGTGAATGTGCAACCCAAGAAGATACCGACAGTCTGGTTAAGAGTGTCGCCGGTAGCAACTGTGGCGCGTGTGGCAAAGCCACGGGCTAGAACAACGAAATCACCATAGAAGATGTCGGTTGCGTAACCGTATTGGATGTTGTACATGCGGGTAGAACCTGCAAATACTTGACCGCCAATCAAATTCAATGGTTTTAGCCCGTACGGGGCATCAACTACTGGATAAGCCATTTAAATTCCTTTATTTAGAACCTGTACCAAATCCGCTTCCTCGACTGGTTGAAGACTTTCGGTCAGCAAACAGAGGCATACGCGGGTCATTATTTCTCATGAAGTGGTTGTCCACTGAATCCATCTGATTCTGCGCTTGCGTGTCGTAGTACTCTTTCATGGCCATGAGTCTTTCGGTGGGGATTTTGCAAAGCATTAATCCACCAATTTCCACATTACCAGATTGGGCATTACCCACAATCATCAGTTCCGGATGATCTGCTGCCTTCACTGGTTCCCAGCCGTCGCGCATCTTGTGGGATACGTTTGTAGGATGGGCCTGACCTAAGATATGAGTCGCTATCCAGCGATACTCCCATCCGGGTTCAGGGGTAGGATCGGGCAACGCACTCGAAGGTTTGTAGACGTATCGAGTGTTTTTTTCGCGTGACACATTGTCACGGGGATTACGGTTTTCAGCCATTTTGATTCTCCAGTTTTAAAACTTCAGCAACGTATTTTTTAGGGTCAAGGTTGTACTTTTTAATCAACGCAGCTTGTGATTGCGTTAACTGTATCTTCCTTGTCCCTGTTGAACGTGACGCAGGGGCCACCACAGAGGAAGGCCGCCTTGGAGTCTCAACCGACCTTGGCTTGTCTTCGTTTCCACCGAAAACTTCAGGGAACTTCGACTTCACGCGAGCATTAATCTGCTCGAAATAATCATCGGAGCTAGGATCGACCCCGTTGTTGACTAGTTTTTGATGCAGCCCTAGTGCAAAGCTGGTAACTTCCTCGAACCCGTCTGAGCCAAACCACTGGTTTTTTGCTTGCCAGCGCAAGGTTTTTTCGTCAGCTCGCACCGGTTCGGGTGCTTGTTGACGCGGTTGTACATCAAATCTTTCGGTTTGTAAAGCGGGTGGACGAAAATTTTGTGCTTGTTGCAACTTCATCTTTGCTTCAAACAGCTTTTCTTGTGCGGCAATGATGGCATCGGTGTCAAAAGCTTCTTGTGCTGCCTTGTATTCCCGACGGGCATTGTCCAACTCCGCCTCTGCGGCTGTTTTGGCCATAGCTCCGTACTGCTCTGTACCACTGCTGACGTACTGTTGAAGCTTTTTATTCTCTTCAACATAGTGCTGTGCAAGACGCTCAAGTTCTTGCTTCTCCCGTAAAAGAGATTCTTTGGCACGGCGTTCGTCGTGGCGGGCATGGGTCAGCTCCTTGATGCGTTTTTGGGCACCTTGGGTGTATGACTCAATCTCGTCGTCTGTCGGGTCTTCTACTTCCCGATCCAGTGGGCGACGACCACGATCCTTTTCAGGTGTGTCATCAACAATCTCAATTTCGACATCGTCCTCGGTTTCAATCTCAACCTTCTGGTTCTTGTCGTCCTCAAGTTCGTCGGGGAACTTATATTGCTCTGCCATATCTGCTCCTTTAAGCGCGGGTTAACCCACGAGGGTCTTGCACAACAGCGTCCACTTGGTCATCATTGATGAGCCGGAACTCTTTTCCAAAAATCTTGAATCGCGTACCGGAATAGGTACGAACGAGAACAAAGTCACCTTTCTTGCACCACGCGCCTGCGGGGAACTTGGTTGTGTCTTTGTACGCGTCTGGGCCAACATCGACAACAAACAGAACCGTTGTGGCGTGTTCTTCTTGTCGCAAAGTAGCTGTGGCTTTCACGAGATCAAGCTCAGTTCCATCAATCTTGTCAGAGATGTCAGGCACTGCACACAGCAGTTTCCAACCCGTTGGGGTCGGAAGCATCGTGGCTTTCTCTTCGTTTGTTGCGTCTTGCGCTGGCGCTTCGACGGGTTGTATTACTTCAGGCAGGGCATACTGCCCCGGTTCTAGAACGGTGTCATTCATCGGATTCTTCAACTTTCTGTGCAAGGTCAAGTAGATAACGCTCTGCAAGGGCTAGACCCTGAATAATCCCGCAGAGTTTTTGGTACTCTTCAAAAGTGCGACATGCCCCACCAGCGCAGTCATCTGCGTAGTTGTTCATATCGGTGCGTAATTTTTCGCGCAATACGCGTGCGAATTCTTGGATCATTTAGTTGGCTTCTCCTGTGGTTGGTTTCGTTGTTGCATCTGCATTTGTTCGCGCTTGGTCTTTATGTCCCCAGCTTTTGCAAATGCTGTTATCTCGGCATTTTGTTTTTGTAGTTTGAGCTGGCCAGCCTTGTTCATGGCATCCACTTCCAACCGTTTGGTCTCAAGGTCAAGCTTGCCTTCAATCTCTTGCTTCTTGAGCTGAAGCTCCTGCATCTTGATCTGCAACTCTTGCTGCTGCATCTGGATGAGCGGGTCTTGCTGTTGCTGCTGAGCCTGTTGTTGAGCCTTCTGCGCTTGGCTTTGCTGGAGCACTTGTTGTGCGGCCTGCGCCATCATGCTGGAGAGTTGAATCTCCATCTCTGGCGGCAACTTCTCGTCTTCCGGTGGCAAGGGCATACCCATCTGTTGCTCAATCTTCTGGCGATACGCAAAGCCAACGTGCTCGGCAACGTGGGCCATCATGGCTGCTTGAATCTGTGGGGCCTTGGGGTTCTGGCCAACCAACTCCATGACGATTGGATCTTGCATCGCCATCATGTGCACTTGAATGTGTGACTGGTGATCTTGGTAGAAGAACGCTTTCATAGGCTCCAAACGCAACGCAGCCATGTTCTCAGACACAGGGTCTTTTGGTTTCTGGTCGTCAGGCAGGGGCACCAGCTTGTCGGCATCCTTGATACCCAGCACCGCCAACATCTGCCTGTGGAGCTGTGGCAGGTCGTAAATGTCTGGAGCCATCTGCGCCATCTGGATCACAGCTTGGTACTGCACAACCCGCTGGCTCATGGTTGCTGCGTTGGGGTCGCTCACAGGGATGATGTCTACGTGGTCGTAGTCAGTAGCCTTGGCTTTACGCGGCGCGTCGATGGGGTCGTAGTCGTAGGAAGGGTCTGTGTAGTCGCGGATGATCGCGGCCAACAGGCGCAACTCTTGTTTGAAGGTGTAGTGCAGACGGGCTTGAACCGCTGTCATCACCTTGAGCTGGCGTTCCAACAGAGCCAGTGTTGTGCCCACAGGCGCTTGGGCAGACATGTCTGACACCTTCATGTCGGCAGTGGCTGCAAACCTGCGGCCCTCCTCCACAATCTTGTCCATCAACCCAGACAAGACAAGGCTTGGTTCTTTGTACGGCAGGGGCAGAATGCTGTCGCGCAGTGCGCCAGAGCCAATATCTACATCGCGCCATTCTCCGGGTGCGATTGGTGTGTCGTCTCCCTTGATGCGCATGCCGCGAGATTTAAGACCTCCGGGTAGGTTAGACAGCGTGCCAGCATCAATAAGCTGGCGCATGAGACTCGTGGCAGATTTGGCATACCCGCCAATGAGATGGAATAGGCCGAAGCCGTACGCTCCAAAACCCGGAATGTATTGATAGTGAACAAAGTGTTGTCGTTTAAGTTCAAGTGGATCTTTCTGTTCCCAGTTTCTACGGATGGCCAGAACATCGTTCGAGCCTTTGATTAGGGTAACTACGTATGGCCTTGTGATTTCTGTCGGCTCATCGTCGTCATCCTTGTCTTCGTCGCCAGCAATCACCAAGTCAACATGGCACTCATACAGCGTGTATCTGTCGTCGTTCAGGTCGGAGAACCCTGTCTCTTTGTCCTTGGCCTTCTTGATGTTGTCTTGTTCTTTGCTTGGGTCAGGCAGATCAATGTCGCGGTAGAACCCGGCTTTCTGGAGCTTGATGATCTCGTTCTTTGTCTTGCGCATGACGTGCGTCAGGCGGTAGCAGGTGTCCAAGTCGGTCGTGCCGTAGGGCAGGATGATGTCTTCTGCCGGTACAAATATTGATACTTGACGGCCAAGGTTCGGGTCGTAGTACACCTTCTTGAACGCTGAGCCGGTAGCTGGCAAGCTCCACAACATGCGCTCATGCTCGGGGCGAAACTCACGCATGACCTCAGTCAACTCGTAGTTCATGTCTTCTTGGACACGCACAGCCGCTTCTTGTTTGTCCGGCGTTTCTTTGCCCAGAATTTTTGTACGTACCGGCCCTTGCGCAGGGAATGTCTCCGTAATGGTCTCTGATTGGAAGCGCACCACAGCCTCGGTAATCATTGGGTGGAACACGCCAGACGCGCCGTTCCACGGCTCCGTGCGTTCTTCGTACTGCAAACCCAACAGCTTGATGCCTTCTGTATAGGCTTTCTCCCAGTCCTTGCGGGAGTTCTTGTCTTGCTCAATGTCTCCAGCCAAGTCAGAGGCCATCTCCATGATTACATCTTCTTCCAGTGTGTCAGCCAAGTTCTCGTTGAACTCATCGTCTTCTCCGGGAACAATGCTCAGCTCCATGTCTCCAATTTCAATGTTCACCGCTTCAGGGTCAATGATCTCAATCTCAATTGCCTCTTCATCTTGGGCAAGTTCCTCCATGCCCTTGGGTTGTTGAAACAGCGCTTTATCAATATTGGTTGCCATATCAGTACTTCTTTCTCAGAGTAGCCCGGTTTGTGGTCGGGTTGTATTTGAATGCCGATGGGGGTTTCCCAGTGCGAGTTTTTGCTCTGTCCAAGGCACGCTCTTCGGCGGTCATGGCATCGCGTCTTTTACCTTCAGCGGTCAGATTGCCTTTGGCATCAACGTGTCCGCGCTTTTGCAGAACCTCAAGCGCAGCTTCTCGAGAACCGATTTGTGCTGCCAATCGGTCAATCAGTTGGTTTCTGCCCATGAACTTCTGTGTTTCCATCTACATCCTCAGTAGTACGCCGCAGATCGGCGCTTGAAAAATCTTGGTTCGTCTGGCTCATCTGTGTCAATCCTGATGAAGCCACCTTGTCTGACTCGAAGCAGTGCTTGGGTGGTCGTGTCCACGTAGTCATCGTTCTCCCCCACAGGGAAGGCCGCAACTTCCTCAATGACTTCTCGTGCCCAGCGTGTGTCAGGTGCCCATATCAGCCCGGAAGCAAACATGTCAGCCACGGCGTTGACACGCACCATCTTATCGTTTCCACGGCTGGGTGTAAATTCTTGTACAGGGATGCCCATGTTGCGCAGCTCTTGGATCAGTGGGCCACCGGCGGCTTTCTTCTCCACAATGAACGCATCCGGCTCCCACTCCATCCATTGCTTGAAGGCCACTTGCTTTAGCTCCGGAAACGCCATCCTGTCCTTGAACGCGTCCAGCAGAATCACCTGCGCCTTGCTGTTCTCTTCCTCGTTGTAGAACACACCCCATGTTGTGCACGCACTGTAGTCAGATGTGCTCTTTGTCTCGTGCGCCGTGTCCCAGCTCTGGATTATGTACTCACAGTCAGGCGGTGTGTCGCTTGGCCAGATGCGCCAATGCTTTCTGCTGATGATCGCCGCAGTGTCCGATGTGGGCTGCTGCATGTACTGCGCGTTCCAGTACCGTGGCTCCATTGAGGACTTGGCTGACTGGAGGGCCTCCAGCGGCCACTGCTCTGGCCAGAGCGATTTCTCGTTCTCTGTGTTCTCGTTCAAGATGGCCGGGAGTTCTACGATCTCCCACTGCGGCGAGTCTGGGTTGTTGACTTGGTACTGGATCAACCGTCCGGTCAAGTCCAGTGGCCCCCAACGTGTCATGACCACAATGATGCCGCCGCCCGGCATCAGCCGCTGCAACGGGCCGGTCTGAAACCATGACCACGCGGTGTCAAACGCCAGTCGGCTGTTTGCCTTTACATCTTGTTCCGAATGCGGATCGTCAATAACAAAAAGGTCAGCTCCGCGACCAGCGAGAGCACCGCCAACACCAGCAGCGTAATACTGACCACCGGCAGCAGTACTCCACTTTCCAGCAGCTTTCTGGTCATCTGCCACAAGGGTTTGAGGAAAGAGTTCATGGTATTGCTCGTCGTTGATAAGGTTTCGTACCCGACGACCGAAGTCCTCGGACAACGATGCCGTGTGCGTTCCCATGATGATTTTCTTATTAGGGAAATTACCTAGAAAGAACGCGGGGAACAGATAGCTGGAGAACTCCGACTTACCCATACGCGGCGCGATGTTGATGATGACGCGCTTCTTTTTGCCGTCAATTACATCCTGAAATATCTTGGCCAGCTTTCTGTGGTGCGGCCCCACCTTGAATCCGGGGTAGACATGCTGGGCAAACTTAATCATGTCCGTGCGTCCGGCCACCAACGAATACCGCTTCTCCCGTTCCTCCAACATATCCATGAGTTCAATCTTTTCCTTGAGACTCATGGTGGGGAGGGCGCGCTGAATCGCCTGTATTTCCCCAATGTTTAACGTTAGACTTTCAAGATTCATCGGGAGTAACCGGTAAGGGGGTGCTAACTTCTATGTCTTCAACGGGTTCAGCGTCGGTCACGTTCATGAACTTGGCCAGCTTGTCCTTGAGCTTCTTGTCGATTTCTTCGTCGGTCAGGTCTGTCTTCTTGACCTCAATCTTGTCGGTGAACAGCCCGACTTCTGTGACTTTGCCCAAGAGGCCCAGTGCTTTCAAGCGGATGTTGGCGTTGGGGTTCTCGCACTCTTCCAACAGCTTGGCCACGGTATACCCGCGCAGTTCTCTGGCTTGGTGGACAAACTCCCAGTCGTAGGCGGTCAACATGCCGACAAGATGCTGCACCGCAGCAGGCGTTTTGATCTGGGTAAGTTGGTCGTGCGTGATTTCTGTTGGGGCGACAGAAATTAAATTTGTGAAAGATGCCCGCGCCGCTTGGACTTCGGCTTGGCTGACCACGGTATCTGTGTCGGCGGCACCCAGACCTTTGAGCCACTCGACCGTGTTTACTTTAGCGTCGACTACGTCCGCCGGATGTTCTTTCTCCAGCGGGGTCGGTTTACCGGAGTGGTCGTTCACTTCCGGTTCAAATTCAATAAGGTGTTCTAGCATCGGCGCATAAGTCCCTTGTACCTGCGATGCGCGAAGTGTATACTATCTTTGAGTTATCTGACAAGCAGTTGTCTAGATGCTTCTCCTCAGTTGTGACCCAACTGTTAACACCCCCTGTCAGAAATGGCCGGGGGTTTTTTTTTGTGTTGGTGGCTCCCATAGGGCAGGGTTTGAGCGCAATCCAACAACGAAAAACTCTCAACGGGGCCAATCCGTTTCCACCAACCTGCGTATTGTAACCAATGTCTATCGTTGGACAAGAGGTTATTTCAAATTTTTTAAAAAATTTATGGGGTGGGTGTGATTATCACGAAGGGGGGTATGGTTTAGAAGTTAAGTATTACAAAAGTGCTGAGAATCGGTGGGGAATAGTGTTCATATAGTGTAGTGCTGCTGCCTCATATCAGGGGTGATGGGGGTACGGTGGGGTCTAAGGTATTCGATTATCAGGCTCTCGTAGTACCTCCGAATACCCCTTCCATACAATAGAGGTATCGGTTCGGGGCACAACGCTTACGACGAAGGGGACAAATGTCCCCGTTCAATAGGAGTAACACAATGTCTATCAACAAACTGCAAACAGCCGTCACAACAGCCCTGCAACACGCCAAGGGTTACGCAGACGCCATCACAGACGCTACCAAGGCGGCAAAGGGTATGCCAAGGGATGCGGTACGCACGGCCATCATGCCCACAGTGGCGGCCTTCTACGGGGTCAAGATGCAAGCGGGCGAGGGCAAAGCCGAGGGCACACAGGTCTTGGACAAAGATGCGGCCAAGTATGAGGCGGCACGCAAGGCGCTGTCGCGTCTGCTCGGGGACATTTGCGGCACTGAGGCATCAAGCCCGAACCGTGAGGCCGTGGTCGCGCCACGCAAGGTGTTCAAGTCTGTACTGAGTGAGATTCTCAACTCAGGCATGAGCAAGGCTGAATTCAATGCACTCATCGCCGAGTTGCGTGATTCTGTCTCTTTCGAGTAATCGGGACAAATGTCCCCGTTGTTTTTTCCCGAGCGGCACAGGCGTGAGGTCTGGCCGCTGTTTCTTTCCCTGTCCAACACTTTTCAACTGGAGATTATCACTATGAAAAAACTGCTTGATGCGTACCGCAAACTACCATCCCCATCAAACCGAACCAAACTGCAAACCTACCTCAACAAGCACATGATGGCCGTCTGTATGGCACTGCCTGAAGACATCGCCTTCCTCAAAGCCCACAACTTCACAATCTAAGGAGAACACCATGTCACTCAGTAAATTCATTTCCCTGTGCCACGAGCGCACCATAGACCCAAGCCTTGCGCTTGAAAACCCCGCCATCATTGAAGCCCTCAAGGCCAAAGATGATGAAACCGTTGTAGACATTCTTGACACCGCATTTTAAGGAGAACACCATGTCACGCACCTATTACAGCAAAGCCAAAATCAAAGCCCTCAAAGACCTTCGCATCCTGCGAGATGAGATAGTCGCATCCATGCCCAAGGGCAAGACCAAGCAAGACCTCATGGACAAAGCCCGCAACCGCACAGACCTCGACCATTGGAATGATGCAGTCAAGGGCGTGAAGCAAATGAGGCTGCTTTGAACGGGGACAAATGTCCCCGATGTGTCATTATCACGATGCAGGACTAAAGTCCGTGACTGCACGCACTGGGCGATACACTTGGACACTCTAACTTGTTGATTTATAATAAAAACCAGCGTACCTATCCTATATATACATATATATAAATAGAGATAGAGATATAGAAATATATTTTTATATGCGTGCGACCTCGCTGGTCTTTGTTTCTTTGTCTTTGTTCCTTTGGGCTTTGATAGTTCCGGAAAACCATGTATAGCATGGATACCTAAAGACAATTCCTATATGAATCAAGCAGATAAAGTGTCCGGAAATATATCCCCGCCCGTGCTATCATGGACAATTTCAACCACAAGGAAGATAATCATGGGATACCGATTCGTTAAATACATGAAGATGAATACCAATGACCTAGACCGTATGCTCACACAGCAGGGCGTTGCGCCTTTGCGTGTGCAGGAAATCGTGGAAACCGTCACCGAACAAAAGGCCACACAGCGCAAAGCCCGAGCGCACAAACAGCAGATGGATTTGCAGTGGGGCGAGTTCCTTGCCCCGTTGATACATGAGCACAAGACCATACGCTCAATTCAGCGTTACAAGGGCAGTCCCGAGCGTGCCGCTGCACTCGAAGCGTATGCGTTGGTATTGGACAGTCTCAAAGGTCGCTTGCACCTACTCATGCGGGATAAAAACAAGACCCCTTTGCAGTTGTACCCTGAGCGCACGCATTGGAGTGATTATGTTCCTGCACACATTCGAGACGAAGTGCATCTGCTGTTCGATGCCATACCCTACAAAGCCAAGGCCAAGGTCAAACTACCCTTTGCCCGAACCATACCTGTCATCTTGCACAACAAACGCAGGGAACGGCTACTGCGTAGTACCCGTAAAGCGTTGGACAGAGCGCAGTCCGAGTACGCCATCAACCCATCCGATGAGAACGCCCATGAGTTATCCCGAATCAAGGAAGCCCTGCGAATCATCAGGGACATGCACATGAACGAGCCAGTGCCAGCGACATGGCATGGGCTTTTCTGACGGGTGTCAACCCTTTTTAAGCAACGGGGACAAATGTCCCCATTCATGGTGCGTAGCATTTTGTCAGGCGATGCCGCGCACTACCCCGAACCTAGCCTGACATTCGTAACTGAAGGAGAAAGCAAATGAGATACGCAACATTGATGGAAGCCCAGATGGGCGAGTGGCCTGACAGCTTAGTGCTGACTGATGCCCAAATGCTTGAAGCAATGGCAAACGAAGTGCCTGAGTGGATAGCCAAACACAAATTCAAGGATTGGCGTAGCTACGAAGCACGACATGAGATGGGTTGGTACGCCGAGATTCACTATGACGAATGGAGGCGAGCAATGATGGAGGAGACACGCGCACGATGGGCACGAGCGGCGTTCAGGTGCAGGATAGGAGACTCACAAGGTTTCTTCTATGCCTGCGGCAAGCGAGACGATGGGACATACCAGTATGTAGGGTTTCGCTACGGCTTGGAGGACTGCGAGTACGCATCAGGCTTTCTTGACATGACATACACACCACAAGGAGAAACACAATGAGTGAGTACAGAAATTTATGTAGTGATAAGCAAGCGAGGGTGTATGCCTGCGCCGAGGCGATACGAGTAGGCGACTGCCTGCCTGTATTTCGTTATTTTGGTAGTGACGCACCTAAGTTCTACGCAGAGGTGCTCGCGCCTATCAAAGAACGATTCACGATGGTGAGCGGGTATTGGGGCGTGATGCAGAAGCACCCACGCATTTATCTTTTTGTTATGGGGGAATGAAATGAGAGCAAAAGCTGTACTGAGTCACATATTCCTGAGCCTCGTGCTCTACAACGCAATGGCCGTTGGAATCAACCAAGTGATAGAGCTAGGTGGTGGTTACATCTGGATATTCATGGCGCTTGGCAGTGCGTTCCTGTTGGGGATGCAAGTCATGCTGGTGGTAATTGAATGTAAAGGAGAAACGAAATGAGAGTACATGAACTGATAGCACTGTTGAAAACAGTAGACCCTGAATCCGAGGTGTTTGTGTGGGTAGACGGCGAACGACACCCCGTGACAGAGATTGACCCGATGGACTGGTATGTGGACATCAACGCCGATACGAAAGAGAGGATGAAATGAAAACAGCATCGATTGGATTCATGCGTGAAGACGGCGACCTCACACTGGTCGCCACATTGAACAACCTTGATGGGCACATGACAGACAGTGCCTTCAAGATTCTTTTGGATGGGGTGAAAGCCTACATCGAGCTGATGTCAAAACGAAATGATGTGGTTGTACTCGAGCGTGAGGATGCGCCCGACTATGTGGAACTCAACTTAGACAACGAGTAAGAAGGAGAAACAACATGAGATTAGATACTGTGATGCAAGAGACGCTTGAGTACATCAATGGCGAATTAGTAGGTGTTGTGAAACGCTTGCACTATGTCGCTAACAACATTGACGATATACGAGAACGCGATGACTGTTGTCAACAAGTCGAAGAGTCCATCAACAAACTGCGGGACTTGATTAGAGAAACTGACCTCAAAGGAGAAAGCAAATGAAAGATACAAAGATGAGCGTAGCGTTGCTTGACAACATAACTAAGTCTGTCGTGGTGAACATCGGCAAGACAGGCGCATACATCGAGGTATGGATAGACGGTAAGGACATATCAATCTGCCTCATCAACGATGCGGGCGACATCGTGCGCTCAATAGATGAGCCACTCACAACATTAAAAGGAGAAACAGAATGAACGAAACAAAGACACAGCACATCGGAAACATTCATTTCGGGATAGACGGCAACGACGAATATGTGCTGTTGGAATTTGCCGAGGACACGACTTCAGACGCTGCTAAAGAGTGGTTGTTGCATCAAGTCTATCGAGACACCACGCAAGAAGCAGGCGGGTACTTCTGCAAACGAGTGACCATCATGCCCAACCCCTACCACGCCAACAAGTTTGTTGGTGTGATTCACCACGAATACGATGTTTAACCAAGGAGAAAGCAAATGAACGAACCAGTACAACACTTCTACGCCTCAAGCGTAGCGCAATGGGCAACGACTACACCTGAGCGAGACCTGCGCCAGCTACTCAAGCTGATGGACAAGGATAGGTTCTCATACAACCTGTACCTAGTACCAGTGGCGCACGATGCACAGTACGACATCAAGATGTACCAACCCCAAGTCGAGGGCACTCAATGGCTTGGATTCTTTACGGTAAAAAGAGGGAGAAACTAAATGAAACACCAATGGAAAACAGGTCGTGCATACGACGAGCACGGACAACGCATGGTTGCGCTGATAGACACAGGCGACTGCTGCATCAGGTTCAGCGACTTGTCACGCAACATAGATGGGGCTGTGCCGCTGGGCAACTACCTGCAAAACCACAGGCTTGACGCCTACACACTGGAGGCTTTGGTCATGGCGAACTATGACTTCGGCAACTATTCACCGAGCAACATAACACTTAACTGGGAGTAATGACATGAGTGACTTTGACATCAATGAATTTTTAACACACATGCAGGCATCAGGCTTGCGAACCATTGTGATAACAGACGATGAGGGTGTACCCATGACAGACGCACAGATACACGAGGCCGCAGGCTATCTCGAAACTAAAGAGGGTGGGTTTGCCAACGCCATCGCAATGGCTTACTACCGAGCAGACAGCGGCAACAAACGCAGGCTGTTAGATGCGTTCGGGGATTTGTTTGAGAGTGCCTACGCTAAGTGGCACAAGGAGTAATGAACGGGGACAAATGTCCCCATCAAGGGTTAGCAGTGTGCCCACTCACACTGCATTCGTAACTGAGGAGTATTAAAAATGAAAACAAATTTCAATGAGTTAGTTAGTGAACTTGCAACCATCTTGCGTGGTGGTGTTACATACAGACGCTTCGGCACGGCGGGCTGGTACACCGAGTTTCAAGGGTGCTCTGCCCGTGACTGGCACCACCGAGAGCAGCTGAAGTACCCACTGCATCCCGCTATCGTCAAGGCGCTGGAGTCAGACCATCGACCAACAGACTGGCACTTGCTCACGCTTGAGTGGCCTCATGTATCCGAGACGGACAGCACACGCCTTGCATACACACGGGACGACCGAGCAGGCGAGGCAAACCGACAGGTCATCACGACTGTGGGCAAGTACTTGACGCGGCACTTCACTACCATGCCAGACCACGAGGTGCGTAACTTAGTTGCGCTCTATGCCGCTGGTGAGTCGTGTAAGTTTGTGCATACGATGGCCGAGATGTTGTATCACTTGCATCGTGGCCCGACATCGTGCATGGTGAGTAGGCGTGAGATACGCTGTGATGACGGCGAGCTTCGCCATCCCTATCAGGCATATGACCCCAAGTATGGCTGGCACATGGCTGTGCGTACCGAGAACGATGACACCGTGGGTCGTGCGCTGTGTGTCGGCAAGTACTTCGTGCGGTCATACAAGAAGACAAGCGGTCACTCATACTCTGACGAGCGTCTTGAGGCGTGGCTGGTAGCGCAGGGGTACACGCACTTGCACCAGTACCCACAAGGCACTGAGCTTGCGTACTACGGGACATCGGACGAGTTCCTTGCACCGTTCATTGACGGCGATGAGAAGCGTGTAGCAATGTGTGGTGACAAGCTAGAGCTAGATGAGGACGGGGACTATGTGTGTAACAACACCGATGGCACGCCCGAGGGTGGCCAGCGTGAGTCCTGTTCTGACTGTGGCGACAGCTTCGATGATGGTGATGGGTACTGGGTCGGCATATACGAGGACTCGCAGGTATGCTCAAACTGCTGTGACAACAACTACACCTATGCATACAGCAGACGGGGCCATCAGTACTACATACACAGCGACAACACCATCGAAGTGGGCGGTGACTACTACGATGTGGACTACCTGTCGGACAATGAGATTGTCGAGCTTGCCGACGGTGATTACGCTTCGATGGGGGACTGCGTGCTTATCAACGAGGACTGGTATCTGTCCGATGACGATGAGGTGTGCTTTGCAGAGGATGTCGAGGAGTATTGCCTCAAGGATGACTGCTGGCAGTGTGAGGGGTCAAACAACTGGTACACAAACGAGACAGCCGCATTGATGGATGCTGATGGCAACCGCTATCACGCAGACCATGCACCTGAACAAGAAACAATCAAGGAGTAATCATGAATAAGAAATCAATCCTGTACAAGACGCTCAGTCGTGCGCTGTCCGTCAAGCGCCCGCACCTTGGCAAGGGCGTGGCTATGTTTACTGATTGGCTCGAAGCGCATGTGCCGACACACCTGCAAGACCACATCACCTATGACGCTGTGGGTAACCTGCATGTGGATGCGCGTGTCGATACTGCCAACCGCACTTTGTTCGTAGCCCATGTGGATACTGTGCATCGTGATGAGGGTGCTAACAAGATACGCAAGACTGCGGGCAAGTGGTATGCAGACGGTGCGGCACTCGGTGCCGATGATGGGGCGGGCGTGGCCATACTCATGCACATGCTGTGCGCTGGTGTACCCGCATACTATGTGTTCACACAAGGCGAGGAGTGTGGTGGCATCGGTGCTAAGCACATGTCAAAAGATGAGGCGTTGCTGTCCCAGTTCGACCGTGCCATCGCGTTCGACCGCAGGGGTATTGACAGTGTCATCACGCACCAAGGGTATGGGCGTTGCTGTTCGGATGAGTTCGCGCAAGCACTGGCTGACGAGCTGTCCTCTGGCAATGTGCTCATGTACTTGGGTGACGACACAGGTGTATACACCGACACTGCCGAGTTCGTTGATGTCATACCTGAGTGCACCAACATCAGCGTGGGGTACATGCACGAGCACAGTGACCGTGAGGAACTAAACATTCACCACTTCGTAGCCTTGGCCGATGCCGTGCTTACCCTGCCTTGGGACAGCTTGCCCACGACCCGCGACCCTGCGGTGTTGGACAGCAAGTGGGACTGGCCTGAGTACGACACACCATCGGGTGCATGGACTAAGAACTGGTGGAAAGACTATGGCAAAGAAGCGCCAGCGGTTGAC